GGGTATATGCAGGAATTTAATAAGTTCTTTGTAAGATTGCGGCCTGATACCAGGCGTTTATTGGATCGAGCTGCAGCAGATCAGTGCCGGAGCCGGGCTTCGTTGATTGATGAGGCGATCAAGGAGCTGCTACAGAGGCGCTACAGCAGCACTGCGGAGCTGTTGGATAAGATGATTGCGGCACACCAATGAATGGCCGAGGAGCTAGGAACAAGGGCGCTACCGGTGAACGTGAGCTGGCTGGGATACTTAGCGACAAGCTAGGTTTTGTGGTCAAGAGGAAACTTGGCCAGGCTAGAGATGGTGAGGACGATATCCAGGTTGGTAAGTTCAGGATCGAGGTCAAGCGCAGGGAGCGAGTCAGCATTGACGATTGGTGCAAGCAGGTGGAAGCTTGCATTGAACCTGGTGAGGTGCCTGTGGTGGTTTACAGACGCAATGGCCAACCATGGCGTGTTGTATTACTGCTAGACGATTTCATACCAATGGTTAGAGATCAGTTATGATTTCCTGGCTGTGGTCGGTAGAGCAGCTATCTGGCAAGCGCACAAGCCTGGTGGACAATCTACCAACCCGGCAGGTGATTAAGTTTGGTATGGACAGCAGCATCAGGCAGCAGGGCAAGAAGAAGCGTCATGATGAGAGGATTGTGGCCATATTGGAGGAACATGGGAACCTGTCAACACCAGACATATTTGAGGCAATGCTGAGACAGGGCAATCCGATAGGCACCGAGCAGATATTTAAGATCTGCAAGCGATTACAGGCTGCTGAGATCATAGGTATGACGATCAGCAAGCGGCCACACACTGGACAGAAGTTGAGTATATGGTACATAAAAAGCGGCACAAGGTAGATTTTCCTATTGGCGGTAATTTGACAGGTGATAGGTTTTGCACCAGCTGCCAGACTAAGCAGGATATTAAGGGTGGTGAGTTCTGTACGTTTAACGCTGGGAGGAATCAGAGATGGATCTGCGTTTCTTGCAAAGACAGAAGAGCTGCCAGGCTTGCGTGCATTCAGTAGCTCACTCTGAGGGTTTGTGGTGCAAGTATTGGGATAGAGAGACTAAAGGTTTGTGTGATGCGTATCACCAGGCAGAAGCAGAGCTGTCTGATGCGTTGACGATCAAAGGAGAGAGCAATGAATAATATAAAACTAGTGCCACAGATAGTGGAAGAGGAACCCAAGAAGCGCAGGGTAAAGAACCAGCTGGCAAGTGTTTGGAACCCAGACTTTAAGTATAAACCTGGTGGCACTGCGATGGATCTGGCCAAGAAGTTTGAAAAGATCCGCAGGGATATGCAGAAAGAGACAGCTGAAGAGGAAACAAAGGCTGTGTTAGGCAGGGTTAAGTGAAACAACTGAAACGTATTTGCGATCTGTGTGGTGATTTGCATTTGCCGGCAAAGGTTGTGACTGTGGATGGCAAAGAAGTCTGTACATACTCAGAAGCCTGGCGGCATGAGTGTGAGATCCAGCATGCAATGCGATTGCCGGACAAGGCTAGGAAGCCAAAGGTAACTAAGCTGGATTACCTGGTGATGGTGGAGAAAGAGCGCGGAGAGCCGGCAAGGAAGCGACTGCGAACAGCTATGGCCATGAGATACAACAGGAGCAAATGATGATTCAAGTATTGTCTATAAGTATCTTCTTAGCTGGTGTAATCATAGGTGCAATCCTGGGAATAATGATAGGCATGCTGCTATCAATGGATTGGTGTGGGCATGAGTAAGTTTGTACTGCCGACAAAACCAAAAAGCATTAGAAAGAAGCAAACACCACCGCGAAAGACTCCATTTGCTGTAATCCCAACCAGGTCGCTGACAGACAAGACGATCACAGACAGGAACAGAACCATACTAGCGATGGTCAGCTCATTTGCAAGCAGAGCAGGAATTACCTGGGTATCACAAGGCAGAGTAGCGCAGGAGTTAGGCGTAACCAGGCAAGCTATCAATAAGCAGATGCGTATCTTATCGAGAGCTGGGTACATTGAAAAGATCGGTAACAGCTACTCAGGTAAGCCAGGCATTGCAGGATGTACATGGCGAGTGATCTACGATAAATCACTGTCAGCAGAAGATCAGATAGCGATTGCTGGCAACGGACATGAACTAGAAGTTGATAGCATGTATGTAACAGATGAACCAATGACAGAGCCAACACTACCAACGGAGGAACCAATGAGGAAGCGTAGAGTGAGAGAGCTGGAGGTTGCACAAGAACGTGAAGAGGTAAGGGCTCATGACTATAGTCGGGAGTTTGTACATGCATGCAGGACGATATGCGGAGTTGATCGAGTGTTAAATGAACAAGATGCCAGAATTGCATCGGAGTTAGCAAGTAAGCAGTTATCAATTGAGAAATGGCGTCAGATACTGCAGGATTCAATGCATTGGCACCAGCAAACAGGCAGACAGCCGCCATCTGGGCTCGGATACTACCGACAGGTCGCATTATCTCAGCAGGGCTAAGCGCAAGGGGTGTGTGTATAAAGCTCAAACGAACATTTGAAGTCTATACACATGCCAGTTTCGTTAGCAAAAGAATACGTAGCGATGTCAGAAAGGCACTATTGGGGGGGTGGGGTCGGTGTAGCGATGGGGGTGAGTGACACAATTTTTCCTGTGTTTTCCCTACAGATGCGTTTATTGCGTTTGTTTCGAGTGCAGCAACCTAACCCATATATATGGCTAAGCTATAAAAGCTGTCTGCTCTAGTTTATCTAAGCTCCTGCTACTGCAGGTGGAGGTATTAGCCCCGATCTGTCTATGTGTATCCTATCCAGGCATAGAAAGAAGGAGAGCAGCCCCATTAGCTACGTTTATTCCCTTGGTCGCAGACTACCGGCGGGAGGGCTGGGTAATGGCCCCTTCCCTAATACTATCAAACCCACAGAGATACGCAATAAGGAAAACACTATCGGCTTTGTACTATCCATAGTTATTATTAATCACGCAGTAGTATCAATTGGTTTAGCCTATGTGTGTGGGGAAAGCGGATGCCGAATGCGCTTGTGGGTAATGACCGAAGGGAAACCGTTCGGGGCTAAGGACGCAGCGAGTACCCCATTTTATTTTTTATGGAGAAAACATGGATAAGCCTAAGTACGAACATAAGCCTGGTAACGGTAGTGCGTTTAAAAATAGCTTTAAGAAGGATGGAGACAGTAAGCCAGATTGGAAGGGTGAGCTAAAGTTGGAGGATGGAACCTTGGTTAAGTTTGCTATGTGGGAGGGAGAGACTAAGAACGGTGCTCCTAAGTTTTCTATTAAGGTGGATCAGAACAAAGACGGTGGTATGCCTAATGATGGGATACCTTTCTGATGGTTACTAAAAAAAGAACTAGAGGAGCTGATTCTAGGGTGGGTGCCATGGCCGAGGTTGGCCTGTACCCAGCTTATATCTTGAAAGGTATAGTCTATTTGCCGCACTACCAGGACAGATTGTTTGTCTCTCCTGGCTATGGACTAACCCATTGGAATACCTATCAAGGTATTGAGTTGAAAGCCATGGGTGGCCAGCTGACTAAGTTGAGCCTGTTTAAGCGCTCTGCTTTTGAGGAGTATTCTCAATGAGTAAAATGATACTATTCCTGCCGCTATTGTTAGCAGCCTGTGCTACTGAAAAGCAGGTTGCTGTTAGAGCGCCTGATATTGAGCTGGTGATGGATAAGCAGGTGCAGCCAATGACCAGGAACGAGGTAATCATGGCCATTAATGAGTGCGAGAAGAATGGCACCAGAGCTGTGGTTATTAACTCCAGGCGCAAGATCAATGGGTACTCAGCTGAAGTGGTGGTAGATGTTACCTGTGCTCCGAGATATTATTGATGGCCACTAAAACAAAACATCCAAATCAAATACCTAGCCTGAAAAACTGGGGTGGTGTTCGCTTAATCCAGAAACGGATGGAGCGTTCTGCCACCCTGGAATCCAACAGAGAAGCCGTTGCCTATGCTTTGCTGTCAATGGCCAACACCAAGATCACTGACATTATGGATTGGGACAGTGCCGGCAATGTAACGGTAAAGACTCCTAGCCAAATGCCAGAGCACGCACTGCATGCCATCAAGAAGATTACATCTAGAGTAGATAAGGATGGCAATGCATTCATGGAGATTGAGCTCTACGACAAAGTGCAGGTACTAAGGCTGCTGGCCAAGGCATCAGGACTGTTGGATAACCCAGAAGGTAGCGATAAACCTAGTGTGATTGGTATCAATATTAAGTCACCAGAGATAATTGATGTGGAGGATAAAGATGAATAAAGAATACACAGATGAAGATGTGCAATTGATTATTAAGGAAGCTAAAGAACAAGAGCGCGAAGAATGCTTAAAAATCTTTTTTCAAGAAATGGAAGTTTTTAAAGAAAGCATTAACCTGCGCATAGAAAATCTAAACAAAAGATTTTATATTCTAGCAATGGGTGAAAAATGATTGATCTATTTTATTTTTTTGCTGGTGGATTTATTGTGTTTTTTTGGGCGTTTATGTTTGCTTTGCTAAAAGAAAAAAATGAAAACTAAAGAAACTGGTAGCAAAGAAACCACTGGTCTAAATCTAGATTTCTCTACTAGTCCAGTAGTGTGGAAATTCCTGCAGTCTAATAATTTCGTGCGTGGATTGATGGGGCCAGTGGGGTCCGGCAAGAGCTATGCGTGCGCAGCTGAAATTATGATGCGTGCCGTACAGCAAAAGCCTAGCCCAATTGATGGCATCAGGTACACCAGGTTTGCCATTGTGCGTAATAGCTACCCAATGCTAAAGACCACCACCATCAAAACCTGGACAGATCTATTCCCAGAGAACACATTCGGACCACTGCTCTGGACTCCACCTATTACGCATCATATCCGTTTGCCATCTAGGGGTGATGCCGCAGGAATTGATTGCGAAGTTATATTCTTGGCGCTCGATCAACCCAAAGATGTGCGTAAATTACTCTCACTTGAATTGACAGGAGCCTGGGTAAATGAAGCCAGAGAACTTCCAAAAGCAGTTATTGATGGGCTTACTCATCGTGTTGGCCGCTATCCCACTAAGCGTGATGGCGGCGCTAGCTGGCATGGCATTTGGATGGATACTAATCCTATGGACGATGACCACTGGTGGTTTAAGCTGGCAGAGAAGGAGAAAATGTCGGGCAAGTATGCGTGGCAATTTTTCAAGCAGCCGGGAGGAATGGTCGAAGTCTCAGGTGCCGAACTACCAGATCACCCAGAAGCCAATGACCATATATTCGCTGGCGGTAAATGGTGGAAAATCAACAACAAAGCGGAAAATGTCGGGAACCTGCCAGCCGGCTATTACCAGCAAATGCTTGCCGGTAAAAACGCTGATTGGATCCGCTGCTACGCAGGTGGGCTCTATACCTACGTTCAAGAAGGACGGCCAGTTTGGCCTGAGTATGACGATAATATGATGGTCGGGGATCCAGAGCCGGATCCAACCCAAGCAATCCAGGTTGGATTAGACTTCGGTTTAACTCCCGCAGCCGTTATCGGACAGCGTTTAGCCAATGGTAGGTGGCAGATCCTAGATGAAATAGTCACCGAGGATATGGGATTAGAGCGTTTTGGCCAGCACTTGCTAGCAGATCTCAATTCTAAATATCCTGGCTACCAGGTACTACCTTGGGGAGATCCAGCCGGTATGGCCAGAGATCAGATCTATGAGGTTACTAGCTTTGACTACCTACGCACACTAGGGTTGCGAGCTCAGCCGGCACCCAGCAATGATTTTAAGGTACGCCGAGAATCAGCTGCTATGCCAATGCAACGACTAATCGAGGGCAAGCCTGGGTTGATTGTGGCCAGACGTTGCAAGCTGCTACGCAAATCACTAGCTGGTGGCTATCACTTTAAGCGGGTTGCGGTCGGTGCCGGCCACGAACGATTCAGGGACGCACCGAACAAGAATGAACACTCCCACGTTGGGGACGCATTCGGATATCTGTTGCTGGGTGGCGGTGAATACAACCGGCTAACCAGGCAATCGAACCAGCCAGGCCGAGCACCAGCACAGCAAGTGGTGGCCAAGATGGATTTTGATGTATTTTCATGAGATATCGCACCATTGCAATTCCCACAAAACCCAATAGAATCCACGCATGGATAATCCGTTAGCCATTTTTGAAGCCAATAAAGAAGTTTCAACAATAGAAATGAATGCAATGGTTGTTCAGTTGCAGGATCGTCTGATGGAAATGGAGCAGGTAGAGATTGTCACGCTCCATAAGTTTTTGCCTGGTATCTATGAGCGCACTATTATCATACCGCCATGGACTGTACTAACTGGTGCCGAGCACAGAACGGCATACAAGGTAAGGCTTGAGCGTGGAACTATTGCGGTAAGCACAGATGCTGATGTCAAGATATTGACAGGTCCATTTGAGTTTGATGCACCAGCCGGGTTTCAACGTGCCGGCAGAGTATTTGAAGAGGAGGTTGTTTGGACTGATATCTACGCAAATCCAGACAACTGCAGGAATATTGAAGAGCTGGAAAACAGATTGTATGTTGTTCCAGATATTGGCCTTGGCGAATATCGTCAATTAGTAAAGGGAGAATTATTATGTCGGGATTCTGGACAGCAGCAGCTATAGTTGGAACAGGTCTTTACACAGCAAACGAGGCTAGAGGCGCCAGGTTGTCTGCTGAAAAAGAACAGCGTAGAGCACTGGCGGCTCAAGAAACTCAAGCAGCCGCTATGCGTGGTGAAGTTGCAAAACAGACTGCTGAATACGCAAAGCAATCATCATCATTGCAGCAGCAAGCCAACCTAGCTAAAGAACAGTTTGCAGCATCACAATCTCAGTATGCTGAAAGCAAGCTGGCAATGGATGCGAAAGCAAGGGAAGTGCAAGCATCTGTAGATGAAGAGCGCCGCAAAGCTGCCGCTCAAGAAGCATCTGCATTAAAGGCTAGGACTCGCGGTGGCCGCAGATCATTGCTTTCGCAAGAGCGTATTAATCCTGAACTTGGTATTTCTGCAGGTCAACTCGGCACAGGGATGATGGTTTAACTATGGCATCTACTACCTCAAAATATAGCAGAACAATGTTTGCCAAGCGCAAAACATCTGATATTCAAAGGCTTGCTAACCAGTATCAAAGCCAATCAACAGGGCTTGCTGGTGAGTATGAAACTGCATTTGCTGGCTATCAAAAAAATGTAGCAGAGCAAATGTTGCCGTATGAAGAGCAAATGAAACAATATAGAGAGGTTGCGTCACCAGAGTATGAAGCAGCAACCGAAAGATACAACCAAGAATTTGAGAATTACAAAGGCGCTCTTTCTGCATGGGAAGAAAAACCATATACAACAGAAATAAAAAAATCAGCTAGTGGTGGTAGATATCTTCGTGAAATACCTATTCCAATGCCGACATTTAATAAAAAAGCGCCATCTGCTCCAACAGCACCAACAGCTCCAAAGGTAGAAGCGTTTAACGAAGAGCCATTTGCAAGACGCAGAGAAGAATTGCAAACAACATACCAGCGCGAATTAGCCGAGCGCAAGTCAGCGAGGCTTGGCGCTGCAAGGCGTGGATCAACTAGACCAATGTTGCAGGGGGAATAATGGAACAGTCAGATAAGATGAAAGCCAAGGTTGCCAAGGTAATGCGTGAATACAAGGCTGGCAAACTTAAAAGCTCAAGCGGTGACAAAGTTAAATCGCGTGACCAGGCAGTGGCAATTGCAATGTCTGAAGCTGGAATGGAAAAGAAAAAATGAAGAACGGATTATATGCAAACATTCACGCTAAGCGCGAACGAATAGAATCTGGATCAAAAGAGAAAATGCGTGAGCCTAATTCTAAAGGTGCGCCAACTGATGCCGCATTTAAGCAAGCGGCTAAGACAGCAATGAAGCCTAAGAAAAAGAGTTAAGCAATGGAGCGATCAGAAAGAACAATGCTTTCAGATGAGGCTATTAGCCAATCATCAGATATGAAATGTCCTGAAGTATTGATGGACAAAGACATGAGCATTAAGAACCACCGCATTTGCATTGTTAAAGCTAACCTTGGACCAGCAAATCCAGAGGCACCAGAAACAATTTACTGGATCATCAAGTCAACAAAGTGGAATGTTAGTGAGCGTGCAGCCAGAGAAATGCTGTGCTCAAACTGCGGCCACTATTGGAAAACAAAATTCATTGATGACTGCATGAAAAAGTATGAGCAGGTCACACCACCAGAAGTTGATCCATCATGGGTTGATACTAATGACAGTGCTGGCTATTGCGACGAGTGGGACATACCTTGCACTGGTAGCAGAACGTGCGATACCTGGGAACCAGGTGGTCCGATAACTGCGGCACTGGTTGCAATGGGTGGCATTGAAGAAAAAGAGGATGATTAATGGCTTTGACTTTTGCCAATCTTGAGTCTGGTGATGTTAAGTCACGATTTGTAACTGTTGCCCAAAAAAATAACGCTGGCAATTATGTTGTTGCTGGAGCTGATGCACCTGCAATTATGGTTGATGTAAACCATCAACGAAACCACGATGGCAGAGCTTGGTTTGCTTATAAGGTATATCCAGACAGCGCAAAATTAGCTGATGCTGCAAGTATAGATATTGTGCTTGCGGCTGCATCTGGCGTAATACCACACATGACTATTGACGCTTTATGTCTTGGAGATGCGGAGCTGTATATTTATGAGGGAACGTCTGCTACTGGAGGTAC